AGTATAAAAAACACTAGTAGCGCGTTCCTCCTTAGACGTGATTAGCCAGAGTGGTTCACTGGTGCTACGAAACGAACCTTTATAACCTACCCGCATAATCGAAATTAATTTTATTCATTAGACACAAAATATAGTTTCTATAAAATACCGCTTTATCCACCTGAGACACCCCCAATGAAGATAATGCTCATTTTTGCAGTGTTTGCACTCTGCTTAATTGCCTATGATGATTTAAGCGGTAGAACGCGTAATCACAGAGAAACAGAACAAAGTTAAATGCTTGCTTTATGTCAAATGTTTAGTTAAGATGTTATTACTGACAAATTAGCGATTGCTAAGGAGTGTAGTAATGAACTTAAATTTAAGTACGCACATAATCGAATGTGAGGAAAATGGTTGGCACGATTTGTTATCTAAACTAGATGAGATAACACAAAGCTTAATTGACAACCCAAGCGCAGGCAACCAGATTAAAGTTGCTTTAGTCTATTGGCGTGATGCTGTTAATTGTCGCCTAAGCGGACTGCCACCCGAAGAAGATGCTATTATCCTACACAACCCCATTATGAGCGTTAGAAAATCATTTGGGACTGAGGTATGAGTTTAACCATAGAATATAAGAAAACTGGGGATTTAATTCCTTACATTAACAACAGCAGAACACACTCAGAACAACAAGTAGCACAAGTAGCATCTAGTATTAAAGAATTTGGTTTTACCAATCCAATACTAATTGACGAAGATGGCGGTATTATTGCAGGACATGGCAGACTGCAAGCCTCACAGCTATTAGGTTTAACTGATGTGCCTACCATTACATTAAATGGATTATCTGAGGCACAGAAAAAAGCATACGTTATAGCTGACAACCAATTAGCATTAAATGCCGATTGGGATATTGATGCGTTAAAAGTAGAAGTTAGCAGATTGTCAGAATTAGATTTTGATTTAGATTTGCTTGGGTTTGATGATGATATGCTACAAAACCTAACAGATACTTTCGAGCCTAATTTTGACCCTGCTACTGAAGAAGAACAAGGTCAGCTTGATGAGTTAGACCCTAAGTGGGTAGATTGTCCACATTGTGGAAAAGAATTTGATTTAAGGGGTGTAGAGTGAGTTTATCGAACGAACAAAAAAACAAAAACATACTTAGCAGATTCGATAATGAGAAAACTGGAACTAAAATTCGTAAATATAGCTTTGAGATGAACGGCAAAAAGGTTAGCATGATAAATATGGACAATGCGACACTTGACGAAGCTACACAATCTCTAAAAAGCAGATGGGGCGATGCAGTTCAAAATGTCAGAGAAGGCTAAACTAAAAATAGATTGGGCTAGTTATAATGCGGCTAAATATGCTTGCGAAAACTGGCACTACTCAGGCGTTATACCTGTTGGCAAATTAGTCAAGGTAGGTGCGTGGGAAGATGGCAAATTTATCGGGGTGGTGTTGTTCGGTAGAGGTGCTAATAATAACATGCTTAAACCATTCGGGTTAAAAGCAGATGAAGGTTGTGAGTTGGTGCGTATTGCATTGACTACACACAAAACACCAGTTAGCAAAATAATGGCATTAGCAATTAAGTTTCTTAAAAAGGCAAACAAAGGTCTTAAACTTGTAGTTAGTTATGCTGATGCAGACCAAAACCATCATGGCGGAATTTATCAGGCAACTAATTGGATATATAGTGGTCTAATGAATGCGGGGAGCATGGGTGCTTTTATTATTAATGGTAAAAAGACACACCCAAAATCTGTTCATAGTAAAGGCGTGAAACAGAACATCGAGGCAGTAAGAAAACATTTAGACCCCAATGCCACAATATTTTATACGAAAGGCAAGCATCGTTATCTGATGGCGTTGGATAATGAAACTAAACAATCTATACTGCATTTAAGCAAACCTTATCCAAAGCGTACAAAAGAGCAGGCGCTAGAGACCCCCTCTAGTCTGGGCGGTGCGACTCCGACCTGTACGCTCCAATTATCATAATATGAAAATAGGCAACCAAGGCGATGGCGGTGGCAGACCACCTGTCGTATTTACAGAGGCGCAGATAATCGAATTACAAGCATTGTCTGCTGTACTCAATAAAACACAGGTAGCAGATTATTTCGGTATAACCGAGAAAACTTTGCGCGAGGTAGAAAAACGCCAACCAGAAGTTTCTACCGCATATAAAAAGGGAAAGGTTAAACAGGTAGCAAGCATGGGTAGCAACCTAGTCAAATTAGCCAAGCAGGGTAATGTAACAGCAAACATTTTTTATCTAAAAACGCAGGGCGGTTGGAAAGAACAAGAACCAGAACCGTTAGAAATACCGCAACTAAATATAATAGTTAATAGCAAAGACGATGTATCTGACTGACCCACAGCGAGACATATTTCAATGCGAGTCTCGGTTTAGAACTGTAGTAGCAGGCAGGCGGTTTGGCAAAACATTCCTATCTACATTAGAAATACTAAAACAAGCCACATCTGGTAAAAATAAAAATGTATGGTACATCGCGCCAACGTATGGGGCGGCTAAAGAAATCGCATGGCAAATGCTTATCAGTACAATACCAGAAGAATATATTCAAAAGACAAACGAAACTGCTTTAACGGTTACACTGATTAATGGCTCTATTATTAGCCTTAAAGGTGGCGAGAAACCTAACAACCTACGAGGGCGAGCATTAGACTTTGTTGTGCTAGATGAGTTCGCAGATATGCGACCAGAAGTATGGGGTGAAATAATCAGACCGAGTTTGTCCGACAGACAAGGCAGTGCACTTTTTATTGGTACACCCAAAGGGCGAAATCACTTTTACGATTTATGGGCGAGCGGACTACATGGTAGCGAAACGTGGTCAAGTTTCCAGTACACCACAATAGAAGGCGGTAATGTTCCCGCAGAAGAAATAGAACAAGCTAAAATGGATTTAGACGAACGCACATTCAACCAAGAGTATCAAGCAGAATTTGTTACTTATAGCGGCTTGGTGTATTATGCATTTAGTAGGGAATTATCAGTCGTAGAATATGATGACGATGGTGGTACACTCTATATTGGCATGGACTTTAACTTAGACCCAATGTCAGCTGTTGTTTGTTTGCGTAAAGGTGAAACAATGATAGCAGTAGACGAGATAGTCATGTACGGTTCAAACACCGATGAGATGTGTGATGAGATATTAGAACGATATCCAAACCGCCATATTATTATATTTCCTGACCCTGCATCGAGACAGCGCAAAACAAGCGCAGGCGGTAGAACTGATTTGTCTATCTTACAAAACGCAGGATTTAGCGTTAAGGTCAAAAAGAAACACCCGTTAGTTAGGGATAGAATAAACGCGGTGAATAGTCGGCTATTAAGTAGTGATGGCGAAAGGCATTTATACATCAACCCGAAATGTCGACAAACAATTAAAAGTTTAGAAAGACAAACATACAAAGAGGGTACGAGCCAACCAAATAAAGATGGGTTCGACCACATGAACGATGCTCTCGGTTACTTAATAGAGTATATGTTCCCAATAAGAACTGAGTACGAAGTAGAACAACCGACTAGGTGGACTTGATGCAATCACAGAACATAGATAACACACACCCTATTTATGATGACCTAAAAAACCGTTGGGAATTTTATCTGCGCTCCTATATGGGTGGCGAAGATTATATCGAGGGCAATTACCTCACTAATTACATTTCAGAAGATGGCAATGAATACAGCAGACGGTTAGACCTAACCCCTATGGATAACCACTGCAAGAATATCGTACATATTTACTCTAGTTTTCTGTGGCGCGTACCGCCAACGAGAGCATTTAATTCTTTAACTAATAATCCCGCATTAGAACCATTTATGAAAGATGCTGACCTCGATGGTCGTAGCTTCAATGCTTTTATGAGGCAATCACAAGTTTGGTCTAGTGTATATGGGCACGTTTGGTTATTGATTGATAAACCTCGTTCTAATGCCAGTACAAGAGCAGAGGAATTAGAACAAGATGTAAGACCCTATATTAGTTTGTTTACTCCCGAAAATGTATTCGATTGGAAATACGAGCGCACTGCATCTGGTAGATTTGAATTAACCTATCTTGTATTGCGTGAAGCAATAGAGCGCGTAGATGATGTTACTGTCGATGAGTATTTCAAAAAGTGGACTAAAGACACGATAGAAACATTTGTAGTACGCAACAATCAAGAGGAGCAGAAAATCGATGAGATGGACAATCCGCTTGGCAAAATTCCTGCGGTTCACCTTCCTGCTAACCGTTCAGTACAACGAGGAATTGGCGTTTCTGATTTATCAGATGTGGCTTACATGCAACGAGCAATTTATCAAGAACTGTCTGAAATAGAACAACTAATTAGAATTAGTAACCACCCTACATTAGTTAAAACATACGATACAGATGCAAGTGCAGGCGCAGGCAGTGTAATTAATCTGCCAGACGATATGGATGGACAACTAAAGCCTTATCAGATGCAACCATCAGGACAGAACCTAGATGCTGTTCGCAATTCAATTAAAGACAAGGTCGAAGCAATAAACCGAATGGCTCACATGGGCGCAGTGCGTGGCACAGAATCATTAACGCAATCAGGTGTAGCAATGCAGACCGAGTTCCAAATGCTCAATGCTAAACTGTCAGAAAAAGCTGACATATTAGAATTAGCCGAGGAGCAAATATGGGATTTATTCTGTCAGTGGCAACAAGTTACAAACGATGTAGAAATATTTTATCCAGATGCGTTTGATTTGCGCGACTATGATAAAGAATTATTATTCTTGCAACAGATGAAAGCTACTGGCGTTAAATCGGCAACACTGCAACAAGAAGTCGATAAGAAAATTGCTGACCTAATTTTAGATGATGAGCAATTAGTCAAAGCACATAACGAGATAGAAACTGGGACACAGGTACTAGGTCAATTTAACGAGACTCCTGTAGATGGCGCTTGATACAGACCACGTTACTTTTATCGCGGCTTTAGCTGAACGACATCAGGAAAGGTTAGCAACCGCATTAGTGACACTTGAGAACCGCATTGCTGATTTTATGACCTCAGCACCGCTTGACGATGGCGAATTGTTTGATGAGCAGTGGGCAATATCTGCACGAGGTGAATTGCGTACAATTATCGAACAGGAATACCTTGTAGAAGTAGATGCGATAATTAGGGATTATGACACAGCACTTAGAGATTCGGTTGCACTAAATAGCACATTGTCGAACTTTGTAGAATTAGACCCTGCTGTCGTATCACAACTAAAGTCGTTGTCGTTTCAAGGATTCCAAGATATAGGCAATGAGTATTTAGACGTTTTGGCTAAGGAAATATACGAAGCAACTTTAGTCGGTGCATCATTTGCTACTATAGTTGCATCTGTGCGCGGTCAGGTCGGTGGTAGATTAGCAAGGTACTCAAGGCAACTAGTACATGATTCACTAATGCAATTCGATGCTTCGGTAAATATTAAAATGGCTAAAGATGCAGGCATCACTAAATTTAAGTATGTTGGGTCACTAGTTGAAGAATCACGCGACCACTGCATTAAACACAGAAACAAAATTTACACCGAAGAACAAATTTACGAAATATGGTCTGGCAGTTGGGCAGGCAAAGCGGAAGGGAATCCATTTAAAGTTCGTGGCGGTTATAACTGCGGACATCAATTTATAGGCGTAGAATGAGGTGTATAGCATGCCACAAGGCAAAGGTACGTATGGTAGCAAGGTCGGTAGACCTAAAAAGAAAAAACGCAAGACAAAGAAATAATTATTTGTTA